CTGCTTTGTTAACGCAACAGCACCAGTGCCAGCCTTATCTGCAATAGTATCTACATTCAATACGCTGGTCATACGATACTCCAATATCCGTTAACAGTGACGGTGGCATTATCCTGTGTAATAGGACCAGCAGATACGCCATTCTCATCGCTGTCGATTGTAATGTCCGCACTGATCGTTTGACCGTTAAGTCGGATAATCGAGTTATTGCCCTTGAACGGATACCGCGTGTCAGCTTCCGCCTTGGTGTAGCTGTTAGCTACAGAGAAGACATCGTAAACCACCATCTCAACGACATCGTTAAGGGATGCGCCGGTCACCAAGATAATGCTGGTGCCTGTCGTGCTTGTATAATCCGTAACCGGCTTCAAAAGCACACCATTTTGGTAAACGTCCAAATAGTTGCTGTCCGGGTAATTCAGTACCTTCGCATCAGCATCCGATCCGCTGAACGTAGTCTGACCCGCCGTTGCCTGATACAGGTAACGGTTACGAACACCAACTGATGGGGATTTACCAATATATGATGACATTAATCCGCATCCTCTATAGTTAATTCGCCAGCATCAACTTGACGCAGTACCTCAGCATAATCGCGGTTGGCTGGGTCAATCGGTACACATATAGTATATTCCGGTGAACCGTTTCCATCTGGCTCCACAGTCTTACTATTTGTAACTTTAATAAAAGCGTTGTTACCGCCCTCATCTTGAATGTATTTTGCTGATATAATTTCCATTTTTACAACTCCGCATCAAACTGAAAGTTAGCATCTACATCATTATTTAGACCAACTAGCACTGCATCTTTTGTTGTAAGCACAGAACCTGTTGGTACTGATACAGAAGCCGAATAAGTTGACACAGAGTTTAAGGTTATACCCGCACTAGGGTTTACTGTACCACCGTTGTAAACTCGCATAGAGCCGCTAGTAGTAAGAGATGGATTTGCTCTCATTGTTACAGGGTATGAAATAGGGTAGATGCTTTCTGTTGTATCTGTTGCCATTCCTGCCGCAATAAAGGTATAAGCGGTGCTACCATCTATTGTAGGCACTCTGGTAAAATACCTCTGACACAGAGCCAGTTCCTCGCCAAAGCTGCGGTGTTCAAAGTCGGATGCGTTGGTGCCGACTTCAAGCTGGACGCCTGTGATATGCCAATCATTGCTTGTGCTGTCAGCAATATCCAGCGTCCCAGAAGCATTAAAATCTGTCGAACTTTCTGCTTCCCAAGCGGTAGGAGTGGTTCCTGAATTATAGTTCGAACCACTATCAAGCCACCACTCTACCCTTAATGAAGCGGCATTGTCATTGTCTAGTACACCAGTAGTATCGGCAGGATAAGTAACTGTTTTGTATTCCCAAGTGTTAGCTGTGTTAATCGTGTAAGTGCCACCAACCATTCTGGTGTTGTCAGCATCCCTAAGATTTACATTACCAACGCCAGTCTTATTTGACTTTACCCAAAAAGAAAGTGTCAGTTGCTCTGCGGCAGATGTTCCCTTTTTCAAATGTTGAACATCCTGCCCCTCAATAGCGGAACTAACAAAAAGCCTGTCACTACCCGTGGGTGACGCATCTGCTGTTGTACAATCTACTTTTAAGCTATTAGCAAACCCATCAGGTGCATCTGTCGATTGTGTTATTGTGTAAGTGCCAATACCGCTAATTCCAAATTGAAACCTATCACAAGTTTTATACCCGCCGCCTGTTTGTCCTGTCTCACTCGTCCCACGCTGGGCAACTTGCATGGCACCGTTAATGATAAGATTTCTCCTACCATTTACAAAACCTAATCCTTCGGGTCTTACCTGTGTTAGTGCCATGCTAGTTTATCCCTATGCGTAAGGTGAGTCGCCAAGTACAGACGTATCCCAAGCCGCCTTGAGTGCCGTAATATTAGAAGCACTACTAATTGCTGAAGCGGCTGGTGCATCACGAAGGGCATCTTTGGCTGTGGCGATTGCTGTGGTGCTAGTGCCAGCTTCCAGAGCCTTCATAAGCTCAACATCCTTGGCGGCAAGCAAAGGCTCACGCACTTCACGGATTTTGTCCTTGAAGATTTCCTTGGCTGCTGTCATGTCTTCTGAAATAACAGAACCAGAAAGTGACCACGCACCACGAAAGTGGCGGTCTGATGGAACGGTAGCAGTTGAAGCATCAATCTGATTACCGTCTTTATCGACTATATAAGTTGTTGTCATAATACGCTCCTATGCGGCAACAGTTTCATCAGTGGCTAGTTCGTCAGTTATCTTCCAAGCATTACGCCACTCTCTTGTAGCTGGAAGCTGTTCCTTGCGGCATATTACCATCTTTGGCTTATTTCCGCTATCCCACTCACGCCAAACGTGCTGGGGACAATCTTTCATAATCAAATACTCGATTGCTTGCTCTTCTGTCATCGCCTCGACAGGCTCAGTGTTGTGTAGCAAGTATCCACGAGTATGCTTCTTAAAATCAGGCTTGGCCTCATCTTTAGCTAGTTCCCAATACACTTGTACTGGTGGCAGTATCCCACCCTGCAAAGCACACGCCATCCAATTCGGATCGGGTACAAGTATCTTAGCGCACTCGTCTACGCTGTCCTCGTACACTACACGATAGTCTGACTGATGCGGCTCAAGGTTTTCCTTTGCCCAACATAGTCTGTCAAATAAGTGTGTGCCTTGAAACTGTGGTGTCACTGTCATGCGAGGTCTCCAAACTGAGAAATTGCAAATCCGGGGTAGTCGTACAATGTAAGTGTTCCGCCAGTAGAGTTAATGTAACCTTGAGTTGCCCGATTAGCCGTTGTGGTTATTGTAAAAGGACCACAAATAGCTGTTCCTGTAGTAACATCTTTAACACCAGACGCATGAACGTTTGATAGCGCATCAGACATAGCTGAAGTTAATGTTTGAGTTACATCGCCAGTAGCATTGTCCGTTACAGAACTTGTGTTGAATGATTTAGCATTTACATAGGTTCCTGTACCCGTGATTCGTACCCAAGCCTTCGCACTGCCCTGCACAACGTACTGCGTATCCAGCGACCCAGCGGTGCTATGTTCTAGGGTATCTGCTTTGATTTTTCCTAGTGCCATTATGCGAGGTCTCCAAAAGCTGAAAGCATGTGTATAGTATCTTGTTTTGTACCTGCTTCAGCACATTCTGTGGCAAGTGTGCTTGTAGCATCCCTGTCACTATTTCTTGTTGCATTTCTGTCAGCAGACGTTCCTTCTGCCGTAGAATGTTGACAGTAGTTAAGATTACTGAAGGGGTTGGTTATTGTGTGGCTGTAGTCTCCTGTGCCGTGGTCTGTACCCCCAGAAACATTAAAAGTATCGTCCTGCACAGCACCACCACTTGCATGTACCCAAGCCTTCGCCAACCCCTGCTGCAAGTTAGTGGTCGTGCTATTACCTTCGCCTGTCACAAGAATAGACCCAGCGGTGCTTGTGCCAGTGAGCGTGTTTACAAGAATGGTACTCATGCTAGGTCTCCTATAATATTTGCGGAGATATAGTTTCCGTCTGAATATGCAAAGTTGCCACCAGCACCATCATTGTAAATGTGGCCTATGCGATAGGTTGAAGCGGTTGGCGTTTGACCATCTCTAAAGACCGCAAAATAAGTTCGAGCAGTAAAAGTATGAGAATAGTTTGCGTCAGACATAGCCGATGTCATTGTGTGCGTGTAGTCTCCAGTCCCATTATCTGCAACAGAAGATATATTGAATGAACCATACAAGCTAATTGTTCCAGTACCGTTTAACTTGCTCCAAGCCTTTGCCGCCGCCTGTTTGGTCAGCGTAGCCGCACCGCCGCTGGTGCTTTGGATGGTATCTGCTTTTAATGTACTCATAGCGTCACCAATGTCCCACCGCTTTCAACGGTTAATGTAACACCAGAAGCCACAGTAAACGGACCAGTAACATTGGCATTCTCTGTGGCTAGAATAGTGATATCAGATGTAAGTGATTGTGCGTTAGTACGGAACAAGCCACCACCTTTAAAGTTGCCTTTGTTTTCGGCAGGTGGAGCAATCGTACCCGCTTGTGGGGCGAGGTAGTTTACAAAGATATTAGCCGTACCAGTAGAAGGTGCAGCAGTAAAGGTAAGCGTCACACCATCAGGAATAGTGTACGAAGTAGTGTCCTGCACAACACCGTCCACTGACACCAGTACGTCTTGCACAGAAGATACTGCTGTAGTCAGCGTAAATGTTGTGGTGCTATTATCGCCATTAAAACGTTGTACAGCTTTAGTAGCTTGATAAGAACCGGGAACTTTTTGACCAATGTACGGCATTATTTATTCCTTATGCGCTAATAGTATCGACTACGGACACCCAAACATCTGCACTAGATGCAGTATCACTCTGTACTTTAAGTACGTCACTTGCTTGCATTACAACCTTTGCACCGCCATCTAATACCTGAAGGGCAGAGCCTACAGGAATAGGTGCATCCTTAACAATGTAATAGTCGTTAGACCCATCGTTAATAAACACATCCATTAGAATCTGTGAGGTTGTAACATTAGCAATGTTGATACCGATAAGTGCATCATCAGAGTCAGCGGTACGCATTGTTACTGCGCTTGTGCCAACATTCCGTGCAATGTTTCTTTCAAAATCCTGTGCCATATCTTCTCCTAATTGAATTAAGTATAATTATACCATACTTTTGTGGCTTTGTCAAGCCTTAAAGTGCAATCGCCATAGCTACTGCAAATCCTGCTGTCGCACCTGTAGACGGTAGATTGGTTAGCTGTGAGCCATCTACTGCAGGTAGTAGTCCCGAACCGTCTAGTTGTACAATATTATTAGCAGATGTTCCTACGTTTAGTACTGCTGCAGTTCCTAGTCCTAATGTAGTACGTGCTGTTGCTGCATCTGCATCATCAACCAAACTACGACCATATGCTGTAAAGCTAGTGACTGCGTAGGTATCACTTGCGGAAGTATAAATAAGATTATCTGCAGCAGTGGTAAGACCAGCAATAGAGTTAAGGCCAGCATCGTAAGCCTGTACATCTGTACCAATAGCTAATCCTAAGTTAGTACGTGCATCACCTGCGCTGGAAGCGTTAGTACCACCATTAGCAATAGCAACTGTGCCAGATAGCTGTGACACACCGATTGTTTTATTTGTAAGTGTTTGTGTACCTGTCAGTGTAGCTACAGTAGAGTCAATAGCAATCTCATCAGCACTTGCTGTGATACCTGCACCACCTACAACATTAAGTGTAACGTCACCAGATGTACCACCACCAGTAAGACCATCACCTGCTACTACAGCAGTAATGTCACCTACAGGTATAGTAGCTACTTGTGTATCTACGTAGGCTTTAATAGACTGCTGTGATGCTACCTTAGTAGCACTGTTAGAAGCCATATTATCTTCGTCTAGGAAGGCTGTACCGCTTATATCTGTATTAAGTACAGGGCTAGTAAGTGTTTTATTTGTAAGTGTTTGTGACCCTGTTAGTGTAGCCACTGTGCTATCAATAGCGACAGTCATTGTCTGTGCAGAACCTGTAGTGTCGATACCTGTGCCACCAGCAATAGTCAGTGACTGGCTGTCTAGGTCAACATTCTGCGCACCGCCTGAGTCTCCAGAAAAGTCTAGGTCTTGTGCAGTTACCTGTGTATCTACGTAATCTTTAACTGCGGCAGTAGTAGGCAAGCTAGTGTCATTGTCACTAGATGCAAGACCTTCGGCCTCAGTTACAATTGCAGTAGCTTTAAAGTTGTCTACTTCAATATTTGATACTGTGTTATTGTCTACATCAATAGTTTTATTTGTTAGTGTCTGTGAGCCAGCAAGAGTAGCAACAGTACTGTCGATAGCTACTGTAAGAGTTTGAGCAGAGCCTACAGTATCAATACCAGTTCCACCTGCTACGGTAAGCGACTGACTGTCAAGGTCTACGTTCTGTGCGCCACCTGTATCACCTGCAAAGTCCAAATCCTGTGCAGTAACCTGTGCATCTACGTATGTCTTAATAGCCTTGGCAGAGGCTACTGTGTCGTCTGAGGCTGATACACTACTAAGGTCAGTGTCAACGTCTGTCAGTGCGGCTGCTGTGCCGATTACGAGTGCATCTATATTAGCAGTACCGTCAAGATATAGGTCTTTAAACTCCTTGCTAGACGAACCAAGGTCAATGTCATTATCTGTAGTAGGTTCAATAACACCATCTTTAACTACAAGCTGTTCTGTGCTTGTTCCACC